CCATTGAAAATACCACCATGACTGACAGGAATTTTGTGAAGGAAATCAGTGTTTGTCTTTATTAAAGTGTTATCGTTAATTAGATCATTAATGCTATATTGATATATTATGTTAGCCATAATAATATTATTAGATTTTGAATAATATTCTAGTGCTTTCGATAGAATGTAAAGATTATTGTTAGCCCATCCAGAATCATTGATATTTAGTAATATTTTAGCAATGCTTTTCATAGGATTATCATGAATATTTCCTGAGATATTTTGAACTCCAACCATTTCAGAAAACAAAGTAGATATACTGTCTTTTCTTATAGATGACTTCAAAGAAAAGAACTCAGGAATTTTACTAGAAACTAATTTGTAATTATCAATTAAATCTTCTTGAATTACTATAATTTCATTCAGATCATCAGAGTGTACAAGTTGTCTATACTTGTTGTGATCTTTATACATATAATCTATACCTGTCATTTTTGTCAATATATATCTTTTTTCCATTGAAACCAGAACATGAACAAATGATGATATATTATTAAAAATTCCTTGAGGCCATCCTTTTAACATTTCTATAATCAAGTGATCTTTATCATATTTTTTAAAGTGATTATGCATGATATCAATTTTTGCACTATTTTGACTTTTCTTTATTAAGAATTTAAAAGACTTTAATCTTGTTAAACAAAATATTATTAATTTAGCAAGAGGTAAATCAATAATTGATTTTTGATGCATTATTTCAACCATTTTAGTAAACTTATCATACATATCTTGTCCTGACCACTTTGTCATGTCACCATTCAAGAAAAAACATTTTTCATCATTTAACTCAATGAATTTAGAATTGTTTCTCTTCTTTTTTAGTTTCTCATTTGATTCTTTTATAAATTTGGTAGAAATTCTTAATTCTTTATATTTTGTAGATGTAGATTTAGATATCATTTCTTCATCAGTTATTTTATTAATATCTAGAAAGAATTGTTGCACAAACCATGCCTTGATTTTCCCAGGTATTGACATTATACATATTTCTCTTGAAGCTTCATGTTGTGTTTTCCTAGACAAATAACTTAAATTATCTTCAGGAAATTCTTTTGTTAAACAGATATCAAATAAATTAGATGGATCATCTATATTGTGCAATTTCATAAATTCTATAGTGGATTCAACTAATGTCATCTTTTGAATGCTATCAGACTGAAAATCATAAAACAGAGATTTGGACATATTCATAAAATTATTTTCAAAATCTAACAAAAATATTTGTCTTATTTTTTTGTATATTATTGTAAAATCACAATTATACTTATATTTCTCTTTGAATAAGTCTAATGAATGACCTAGAACTGATAAATCGCAAAATTTATTTTCTCTATATTTACAATTAGTTGCAAATTGAGAATTCTCTAAAATCTTTTCATTCTCCATAATAGTGTTTGCAAAATTATTCAAATCTACACTAAAATCAGTTGTTTCTCTATACAGGTATTGATAGAGAATATTAGATTCTATATATTTAGTGAGATTTCGTGTTTTTAAAGATAAGAAATTAAATAAATCATATTTGACTAAATATTGATTTAAATTTTGTCTTATCTCTAAATTCATGAATTCACTTAATATTGTTTTACCTTTTATTAAAT